CAAGATGATACTTATGAACTTATTAATAATTCTGCTGTTTACAATTTATTAAGAACAAAAGGTAAAAAATTATTAAATGAAAAACAAATAAAAGCACTCGGTGATGAACCTATTGTTCGTGGTAAAAATTATATTGCTGAACGACAAGGTAAGAATATTCAAGAAAAAGCATTCAATCCTAATTTAATATTTGAAAAATCTTTTATAAAAGGAATTTTTGATAGGAAAAATAAATCTTTGGAAGTATTTACTCCAAGAAAAAATACTATTATGCAAAACTTTGATGAATACAGCTATACAACACATTTAGATTTGAATGATGTAAAAACAAATGTTAAAAGAAATATGAGTTTTGAAGATATACATAACAGAGCTATGGAATCTGCTATGGAAGCACAGACTAATTTATTGTATAACTTAACAGAAAGAGGATATTTTGCACAGGCATATAGAAGTTCTTTTGCCTTCTTTGAAGCATATCGAGAATATGTTGGTAGGTATTATTTACTTACTGCTAATAATCCAAAGGGTGCTGCACAAATTGGACAAGGAGTTAGAAGAGGTATAGAAAACAATATAATTATTGAAGATAGATTTGGAGATTTGCATGTATTTATACCTACATCTGGTACACCATTAGAACCATTTACAAAATCAGATGCTAATGGATTAGCAAATGAAGATACTTCTGTAGATGACAATAGAGTTTATATTAAAAGAGGTTATCCACTGAAATCTATAGGAGTTGGAGGAGTTGGTTACTTACCATCATTAGGTGATGGTATTACTATGCCATTAGGATTTTTAACAAGAAACAATCCAGGAGCAAGAAAGTTTATTGAAAAAAATATTATGGCAGGATTTGCTTTACCATTTAGTGATGAGCCTTTATCTTTAAATGAACTTCCTGGAGAGTTTGTTGAAATGGCTATACCATCTGTAGCAAAGAATTGGTTTAATGCAGTCTCTAGTTCAATAGGTATGGAAGGTGTTGATGAGGATATATGGGTATCTTCTTCTACTACTGCTTTACAAATAGCTGCACAATTACATCCTGAGTTAGCAGATGATGTAGATGCTTTACAAAAAGTTGCAGAACAAGTAAGAGATAATATTTATCATCTAAGAGCATGGGATAGATTCGTAAGCCCTTTTGCACCTAAATTAAATGTTATGTACAAGATAGAAGGTAATGAACAAAACTTTAATCAATGGTACGACAAAGAAGGTTATGAAGCAGGTATTGCATATAATAATTTTGTAGAGCTATCTGCAATACAAGGTTTTTATCAAGATAAAAGAAAAGAATGGGTATCTATTCTTGGTCCAAAACAAGGTGAATATTATGCACTGGTAGAAGTTGTAAGACTTTTAGGATTGGATAGATATGATATTAATGAACAATTAACTTCTGCAGGATTACAACTTAGAGGTAAAAGTGTATCAGAGGCAGGTAGATTACCAAGAACTACAAGAGAATACGAGTTTGTAAATGACAATCCTGAACTTAATAAAGACTATGGTCCAGTCTTAGTATATTTTTCCAGAAACTTAGATGAAGGTAGATTAGATTTTTCAGGTTTTACAGCAGTTAAATATCTTGGATTAATTACACCAAAAACAAGTGATGAAATGTATTTAGAAGTGCAAAGATATGTAGCATCATTAGTACAACAAGCATCTAAAGATGTAAATTTACAAAGTATGGAGGCTACAGGAGTTGTCTCAGAAGATAATATAAAAGCTAAAAATGCACAAATTGATGCACAGATAGCTAATTGGTTTCCTATGGCATTTGGTAAATCAGAACAAGTAAACAAAGTTCTTGGTGGTGAAACTACAGAACGATTAAAAAACAATATTTTAGTTGACTATTTGGTAAGAGCAACCAAAGACCCAAGATTTGACCAGTTTGAACTTACACCTTATTTGAAAGAATATGTAGGATTTAGACAATCTGTCGTTGATGCAATACAGTCGGAATTAAATTATCCAAATGAACAAGATGCTATAAATTGGTTGGTTACAAGTGATACTGATAGAGCACAAGATATAAGAATGAAACTATATGATAAAGCGTACACCATTGTAGAAAAATATCCATTGTTTATGGTAGTATTTGATGAAGTGCTTAGTTACGAGTTAAATAGATTTGGAGTTGGTTAATGCCTCACATACCTGGACATCCTGCAGATGACCCAATGATTATAAATGAAGATGAAGGTTTAGGTTTTCTATTTCCTGATGTTAATGATGATGCACCACCAAGTGGATTAGTTTCACCAGGAGAAGTAGGAGATGATTTTTTTCCTGCAAGTTCAGATTCTAACGCAACTCAATTTGAATCAGAACTTTTTGATTTATTAAGAGGTGAACTAAGTGACCCAGATAAACCATTAGGAAGTAACTTTAAAAAAGAATATGAAGTTCAAACAGGTGAAATTGACCCTGTTTCTGGTAATCCTAAAGTTACAACAGTTAGTGCAGAAGAATTTTTAACACAAGATAAATACCAAGAAGACAGAAGAAAAATATTTGGAACAGGTCAAGCATTTAAAAATATATATTATCAAAGAGACATAACAATACAATTTAATAGTTTAGAACCAAGAGAAAGAGTAGCTATAAAAAATTTATTAAGTGATGCAGGACTAATGGATTTAGATAAAACTTATGGTACATTTTTAGATAATGAAACTATTAAAGGAATTAAACTTGCAATGGATTTCGTAATGAATAATCAAGGTAGCACTTCTTGGGTTGCAGCAACTAATTCACTTAAAAATTCAGCTGAAGCACAAAGAGCATATGAAACAAATAAATTTGAATTTACAGAAGAAGTGCTAAAAGATTATAGAGATGAATTAATAGCAGGAGCTGAAACAAGAAAAGGAGCACCACTTACAGCAAAAGAAAAAAGTATTATTTTTGCAGGAATTGATGAAGATGTGGAAGAATTTGATTCATCCACATTAACTCCTGGAACAACTGAGTTTTTAAATTATGACCCACTAACAGGTGAAACAATATTAGTTCCTGCAGTAGAGGCGGAAGAACCAGACTTTGAAGAATTTAGTGAACAAGGAGCAGATATATTAGAACAGATATTTGCACCTAGAGAATCTTTAGCAGAAGCATCTGATAGAGAAGATGATACTTTTGTAAGAATGCAAAGAAATCTTAGAGGTTTATCAGCAGCAGAAAATAAGAGAACAGGAAGACCATAATGGAATTAGAAATATCACCACCTGCAATAGAAATTATAAAAGAACTTGAAGAATTAAAACTAGAAGCATATCAAGATGGTGCTTCTGTATCTATAGGATATGGTCATAGTAATTTATCTGGAGGAGAGCAATTTGAACTTGGTGATACTATAGATGAAGAAAAAGCAGAACAATTACTTGTACAAGATTTAGAAGAGATACAACGAATTGTAAATCAAAGGTTATCTAATTATGACATTACATTTAATCAAACACAGTTTGATGTCATGGTAATAGGTACATTTAATAGACCAGGCAAGTTGTCTAACAAGAAATATTATGATGCTTTGTTATTAGACAATGAAGATGAAATAGCTGAAATATGGAACACTTCTATAACAGATGAAGATAGAGAAAAGTTTCCAGGATTAATAGATAGATTAAATGTTGAACTCGGTGCTTTAAACCCAGACAGAGGAATACCAGTTCCTGAAGAAGGATTTGACCCTAGTCCAACCCCATCTACAACTCAACCACCTACGACTACTACAACAATGCCTATGCAAGATGAAGAAGTAGATACGCAATCTAGAAGTGAAGGCATAACAAATATGTATGGAACACCACCACAAGATAATAAAAAATTAACATACGAAGATTATGTTTTAAGTTTATTAGAGGCAAAAATAAATATGCAAAGAGAAGGTGCAGGATTACAAAAACTTGTATTTACATATAGAGCAGGTGAAAAACCACCACCTCCTAAAAAAACAAAACCTATAGCAGATGCAAATGCACCAAAA